GCCAGTGCGTCCGTTAGTCCGTCAGCGTCCGAATCCCTCTCACTGAGCCCGAGCGCTTCGGTTAGCCTGTCTCTCAGTCCCAGTGCAAGTATCTCTCCGAGTGGATCTGAGAGCCCAAGCATCTCTCCCTCGGCGTCGATCAGTCCCAGTGCGTCGGTAAGTCCATCGATTAGCCCCAGTGCGTCGATCTCACCATCGGCCAGTGTGAGCTTGTCGCTATCTCCCAGCGCTTCGGTATCGCCTAGCGCCTCGCTTAGTCCATCGATCAGCCCCTCCGCATCGATCAGCCCATCTGCGAGTGTAAGTGCTTCGCGTTCGCCCAGTGCCTCTATCAGCCCGAGCGCATCGGTTAGTCCATCTGGAAGCATCTCAGCCAGTCCGTCACCATCGATTCCGTGGATCCCAATCGCGCAACCCGACTTCGCGGATTATGGTGCCACGGTCGTTTGTGCACTTACCGCAGGGGTGATTGCAGCTTCCAGAAACTCGGCTCACGCCACTGCTGTATGGAGTTAAATGATGTCTTGTGATGATGACGATCAAATCTTCTATCTGAAGAGAGGCGATACTCGACCGATCTTAGAGGTCGTGCTTCGTGATCCTCCGACAGCGGTTCAGTCTGTCGGAGACCCACACGATCTTTCGGGAGCGGATAGTGTGAACCTCCACATCCGGCTCGCGGACGGGATAACGGATCTTCCGAGAGTGATGACGATCACAGACGCTGTGAATGGCGTCGTTCAATACACCTGGCTCACGACTGATTGGGATACAGGAAACCTTGTCACAGGTCCGGAACTGCCTTTGGACCCTGGAGAGGAAGAGCACCGGATGGAGTATGAAGTGCTTGGCCCGGGAGCAGCTCGTCTCACGTTCCCGAATGACTCGTTTCACATTCTCCGGATCACGGAAGACAACGCAGACGCAGTATGAGTATTGACTTCAATCCGATGGCCGCGAGAATGGATCTTGCGGAACAGCTCTCTGGGATCCAGAACGAACTCCAGAAGAGGCGTTGGGCTGCGTCTGGGTCAGAGTGGGTTCAGGAACGGCTGGGAGAGCACGTCTGGTCAAAGCAGAGGATGATTATCAACTCGGTTCGGGATTACCGACGAACAGCCGTGCACTCGTGTCATGAGGCTGGGAAGTCGTTCATCGCTTCGAGGATCGCTGGTTGGTGGTTGGACACGCACAAGCCAGGTGAAGCCTTTGTCGTGACGTCTGCGACTACGGGAGATCAGGTCAAGGCTATCCTCTGGAGAGAGATCGGTCGTATGCACACGAAGGGATCTCTCTCAGGACGGGTGAACCAGACAGAGTGGCATGTTCCGGTTGTCCAACCGAATGGTCGAGCGAGAGAAGAGCTTATAGCAGTAGGACGAAAGCCATCAGAGTACAATCCTGCAGCGTTCCAGGGGATCCATGCTCGATACGTCCTCGTGATCTTTGACGAGGCGGCTGGGATTCCTGGTGGGTCGAAAGACAAGCCTCATTCCCTTTGGGAGTCAGCAGATTCGCTAATCGCGAATGACGATTCGAGGATCCTTGTCATTGGAAACCCCGATGACCCGACGAGTGAGTTTGCGTCGGTTTGCAAACCGGGGTCAGGATGGAACGTGATTGGGATCAGCGCGTTCGAGACTCCGAACTTTACGAACGAGCCTGTTCCAGAAGCAGTCCGTCATCTCCTTATAGGCAAGACCTGGGAAGAGGAGAAGCGCAAGAAGTGGGGAGAAGGGAATCCTCTTTACATCTCGAAGATCCTTGGACGGTTCCCTGAGTCGACAGCAGGAGGGTTGATCCCGATCAGTTGGGTCAAGGCCGCACAGGAACGAACTCTTCCCGCATGCGATCCGGATGAATTCGGAGTCGACGTAGGAGCCGGAGGAGATAAGAATACCGTTGCGCACCGCAAGGGTCCGTTCGTCAGAATCATTCGGCGAGATCAGGAACCCGACACCATGCGCAGTTGCGGGAACCTCCTCCACGACATGCAAGCGACAGGAACCACGGTTGCGAAAGTCGATTACATTGGAATCGGCCGAGGCCTTGTTGATCGAGCTGTTGAACTGAACAAGCCCGTGATCGGTGTGAACGTCGGAATGGCCGCGGCGAAGTCAGAAGAATTCGAGAACATTCGAGCTGAAGGGTACTGGGCTCTCCGTGAGCGTTTCGGCGCCGGAGAAATCGATATCGATCCGGAGGACGATGACCTTGCTGCACAGCTCGTCGGGATTAAGTTTAAAAGGAGTTCTCGAGGTCGCATTATCATCGAGAGCAAGGACGAGATGAAGCGGAGAGGGATGGCGAGTCCCGATGACGCAGACGCGCTTATGCTCGCGTATCTCCCGGAACATCTCCTTGGACCGAAGCCTGTTCAAGAGGTTGAAGTCCTGTGGGGTTAGATATGAGAGCTAGTGCCATGAGGAGGATTGAGCGTGCCTGTTAATACCCCTCACAAAGAATATTATGGGATGCTCCCGAAATGGGAACGTGCCCGGGACTGCTTTGACGGTTCTGATACTGTAAAAAACAAGGGTGTCATGTACCTACCGAAGCTCGATACTCATAAGAGGCTTTCCTCCGGTGGAGAAGATGCGTATAATGAGTACGTCCTCCGTGCTCTCTACTTCAACGCCACAGGACGGACGGTTGAAGGTCTGGCTGGGGCTCTGTTCCAGGTCGCTCCGGTCATCACAGCCCCGACAGTAATAGAACCTCACCTCGAGGATATTACGCTGTCCGGTCAGTCGTTCAATCTCTTTGGACTCGAACTTGTCCGAGAGGTTCTTCTCATGGGACGCTTTGGGGTCCTCGTAGACATGCCGAATCAGGAAACAAACGTCGCAGCAGGATTTGCGAGCGTCACCCCGATTCGTCCGTATTGGGTCGGATACCGCGCGGAAGATATCTTGTCATGGAGAACGACTCGGCTCGAAGGGAAGCAGCTCTTGACTCGAGTCATACTCCAGGAAGCTGTCGAGGAAGAGAATCCGACCGATTCATATGATCCTGACGAGGTAGATCAGTGGCGCGTTCTGGAGCTCGTAGCGGGAGTCTACACGCAGTCCGTCTTTAGGAAGAACTCTGAGAAGGAGGGAGAGTTTATCCTCACGGAGACCATTGTTCCAACACGGCGGGGAGAGTCTCTTCCGTACATTCCGTTTACATTTGTTGGGCCGACGTCAACATCGCCATCCGCTCAGAAGCCTCCACTCCTGGACATGATTGATGTGAACATCTCACATTATCGGACTTCAGCAGACTTGGAACATGGGAGACACAAAGTCGCTCTTCCGACTCCTTGGGTTGCAGGAGCGGTAGGTTCGAAGCACGGTCCTCTTGTGATTGGATCCGGGGTCGCATGGGTCTTGGAAAAGGAAGGGCGAGCTGGAATGCTTGAGTTTACCGGACAGGGTCTAGGTGCCCTAGAAAAGGCTCTGGCCGACAAACAGAAGATGATGGGGACGCTCGGCGCTCGATTGCTCGAGGAACAGTCCGGCTCGGCTGAGACGGCGACTGCCGTGAACATGCGGCATGCAGGAGAAACTGCGACGCTCCGAACGATTGCGCAGACGGCGCAGCATGCGTTGACAGCAGCGTTGAGGATTCATTCATGGTGGATGGGGACTCATCCTACGCCGTCCGATCTTCGACAGATTCAATGCGTGCTGAACAAGGAGTTCTTCACGACTCGGTTGAAGCCGCAGGAGTTACAGGTCTTGATCATGGCGTTGCAGTCGGATACAATTTCCATGGAGACCTTCTATGCGAACCTCCAGCGTGGAGAGATCGCAAGGCCTGGCGTTACGTTGGAAGAGGAAGAGGCGGATATCGCTTCGAGGTACGATGGAGAACTTCTTCCTGGGGAGACCGGAGAGGGTGAAGGAGAAGAGGGCGAAGGGGGATCGTTCAAGGTTGAAGAGCGAGATGGGAAGTACGTCGTCCTAGACAAGGACGGGAAGGTTCAGGGAACGTTCGATACTCAGGAAGAGGCCGACGCGAAGAAGGATGAGTTGAGCAAGAAGAAGAAGCCGGAGAATGACGACGATGCCTAAGCAGCTTCATACGGTTCTCGTCGACGCTTCGGAACGTAGAGAGGTTCGGTTCCGTCGGGCTTTCATCAAGGCGTCGAAGCAGCTCCAGAAGGACTTTCCTCTCGAGGAGATGACTCGGATTCTGGAAACAGGGAATCTACGGAAGGCAATTGCATTCGTCGACGCTCTGGACCTAGAAACCGTACTCGGCCCTGTTGCAGGTATCTCGAAGGATGCGTTTGTTAAAGGTGGGAAGGAAGGTTCGAAGGTCCTCTAATGGCACACGATGTCAAGTTCGAGTTCAAGGCTCGGAACGAGCAAGCCATTGCCGCAGCAGAGAAGAATGCTGCGCGGCTAGTGACGGCTGTTTCGGACGAGACGAAGAACGCGATTCGGAACATTGTTTCCCGGTCGATCCGTGAAGGGATTCCGCCGCGTGAAGCCGCGAAGATGATCCGGGGATCGATTGGTCTGGACTCGACGCAGACTGCGGGAGCGGCGAATTACCGAGCGGAGCTTAAGCTCTCGGGACTGTCGGAAGAACGTATCGACAAGGC